AAATAATGCGTTCTCTGCACCCGAAAACGAATCACGCCTATTCGTATCATTTTGCTTCCTCTCAACCTCAGTCTTCAAATACTGCAGCTGAGAGGCTTGAAACGCTGTCAGGTCACTGTCGTGCATCAAAGGAGCCTTTCAGCCAAGAGAGCTGCTCCTAGAGCCAGTATAGCACCACCCCAGATCGCATACTTCTTTGTCTTCTCTCGATCTAGTGAAAATGGTATGGAATTTTCCTCAGTCGGAATCATATTATCTAAAACAGGTTTTGGTTTTAAAACGTCACTGCGTAGGCTTGAGATCTTGTGCTGTACAGCCTTCTGGGATCTCCCCAGACAATTGGCTATCTCACCACTGTCCAAACCATCTGCCTTGTATTTCAGAAGCAATTGCATCTCTCTGGATGTCCATTGTTTCTTTTTCGTTTTTGTCTTCTTGCCCATAATAATTCTCCTGATTGGGCTCTGCCAAAGTCACTGGTTTCCCACTTCTTCCATATGAAGAATGCTTTGGATGTGGCCCTTTGTAATTCATTTCTTTCTTTCAAAAAAATCTAATACTTGTTTAGACGCATCACCTGCACCTTTGCCAATGATAACCGTATGTCCAATTCCTTCAAGATATTTTATCATTTGCCTCTGTTCAGTCGAAAGTCTCCCTCCAGAAACCCTCTTCATCTCTATCCATAAAGTCCAAGCTGGCACAAATAGATCTGGAATACCTCGAACTACTCCCTCCATCTTCAGTCTCTTGGCAACGCTGATTGCCCTCTTCTCGCCATTCGGAATTGCGAATATCAAAACGTCTGGATACTTGGCTCGAAACCAATTGATAAACCCTACCTGCTCACTGTGTTCAGAAGGGGATATCTTCAAGGCTGAAGTCAGCGTAATTGCCTTGCGCTTCCTCATGTTTTCTCTCCACTTGTGTGTAATCGAATTTCGTAATCTCTTTATACTTTGGATTGTGATTGGATGGCTTGACCATCACCCTGCTTGGCTTCCTCCAGAAATGTGCCTCATCCAGAGCCTCAGTCGTTGTGTCAGCCAAGGCATTGAGTAGAGCCTTACGCTCCTTATACTTACTGGCAGCATAGCCTCCATGATCTGGACATAGCCACTCACTGACACTGAGCATCCCAGAATAATAAGTCACCTTGAGCGAGTCAGGTTTGCCTTCCTTCTTGTGCCTCGAATACATAACGTCATCGACATCCACCCACTCAGACACAATCTGGCTCGATAGCATGGCTCCGCTGTACGAGCTCGATCCATGATTAAGAAGTGGCGCAGGGAACTCAAATCCACACTCAGGACAAATCTTAGCAGCTGCGTGGACTATCGTCTGGCAACTCTCGCACTGCTTGGCTGGAGCCTCACCATCACCGCTACTCATTTTATCTTTTGGTTTTACCTGATCCAACAGTCCGTGACGCTCAACATTTGAACCGTAATCAAGCACTAAAGTGTTCTCCTTGCCTTCAGCTACTCTCGTGCCTCTCCCAATACATTGGATGTACAATCCACAGCTCATGGTACTTCGACACATTACGATGCAATCGACACCAGGATAATCAAACCCAGTCGTAAGCACGTTCACGTTAATCAGGCACTGCAACTTACCACTCTTGAAATCTGCAATCGTCTTGCCTCGAACAGAACTGCTATCTGATCCAGTCACGACACCTGCATCTATACCGTGACGATCAAATTCATCAGCCAGCAAGTGTGCGTGGTTTACTCCAGAGCTAAACACCAACCAGCTCTTCCTATCCTTTGCCAAAGTGACAACTTCCTTGACTGTCGATTCTATCAGTTCTGGGTCAGATGCAGCTGTAGCTAATTCACTCTCGATAAACTCTCCACCTCGCTTGCCAACGCCAGTAAGGTCGATCTGCTTAATTCCACCCTTTGATATGACTGGTGACAGGTATCCCTGATCCATCAATAGGCTGATAGGAATGTCGTGAGCTATCCCATCAAAGATCGCTCCCTTGCCTTTGTGCAAGTACCCAGTGTCCAACCTGTATGGCGTGGCTGTTAATCCAACCACCTTAACGTCTGGATTGCATATCTTCAGATCGGCAATAAAACGATTGTATCTAGTCTCAGTATTTTTAGGTAGTAAGTGTGCCTCATCGATCAGAACTAGATCTGGGGCTGGAACCATGTCGTAGGCTCTCTCCCAGACGCTCTGGATGCCAGCAAACGTGATTGGCTTGTTCAACACCTTCTGCTTCAGACCTGCACTGTAGATGCCATAGTCAGCCTCTGGGTAGAGCTTTAGCAATCCATTGGCTCCCTGCTCCAGAAGCTCCTTAACGTGCGTCACAACCAGAACTCTGGTGTCAGGATAGCTCATGGCATCCTTAATAATCTGTGCAAGTATAGCTGTCTTACCTGAACCAGTGGGAGCCACGATCAAGGGATTATCACCTGCCTTGCTTGCCCAGTAGTTATACAGTCCATCGACAGCTTCTCTCTGGTAGTCTCTCAGTTCAAACGCCATTTACGATACCCTCTAGAAATTTGTTGGCATCGTTTACTGCGTCAGTACGATTGGCACTGTCATAATACATTACAACTTCAGCGACATTCGAGTGGATCTGAGGCCAGTAGTGAGCCAAGTTTTTGTGGATCAGCAAGTTAATCATCACAATCGACATCTGCCTACTGGTCATTTTGTCTGGGCATATCTCAAGTATTAACTCTAATACTTCTTCTATTTCATTATCCATCACTGCATCCTTTCATCAAAAATGGCTTGGCTGTTATTCTCGTTACGAATGATCTCTCCGCTATCCTGATCCTCATATTCCACAAACGTATCACCAGCATCCGTAACTACAAAATCTTTTGGCATGATCTGAGGAATAAAAAGGTGCTCGCTACAAGTCTCAACTGGCTTGCCCTTGGCACAACTCCACGTTCCATCTTGCTCTGGGGTCACATGGCTACAGGTTCTGCAGCTGACTTCTGGTATCTTACAGCCATGACAGACTGCCCAGTAGCTACACCACTTACATTGCCAGAAGCTGGGGTCTTCATTTAGTTTGTCTGGAGGTGTGTCGGCAAAAACAATCTTGTTGGCTTTATCAACCAGTCCCTTGGCTTCCTTCTTGTCGAGCTTAATTCTCTCGCCATAGATCTCATCCGTATTTTTATTAACGCAGAAAAAGTAACACCTGTCGAGTTCAGCCAGATGCATTCCAATTTGGCACTGAGCCCAGTACACAGGCTTTGACTTCTGGCATCCCAAGTTCTTCATTGCCTTGAAGTTCTTCTCGCTCATTGTCTTAAATTCTAATGTGTGTGGCTTCTTGCTTTCCGCAAATCCAAGACCGACACCATCAAGTGATAGTGCAAAGTGACCTCCGCACTCTGTGAACCTGACCTGCTTGCCAGTCTCTGGATCTCGCTCCCAGACCGTCACTCCAACTGCTCGAAGGTTTGATACAACTCGATCCTCTTCTCGATCACCAGTCTCAAACAGTCTCAGCATCCTGCCATCAAAACTTGGACGCCATGCGTGTCTGAATTGATACCAGAGAGCTCGACTGCAATCGTTGCCAATCTGTGATCCACCAAGGTGAGGTCTGTGCTCGTTCTTTCGTTTGTCTTTGTAGTATTTGTAAATTGCCTCAATCGTGGCTGGAGTGGCGAACTTCTCAAGGTTCATCTAAAACATTTCCTTCTGCTCATCGTTGCTAGGCTTCCATGTGATATCACACAATTGATAGCTCTGGATGTTCCCAGCAAATTTAGCTTTATGAAATTTTCCTGATGGCGTAATCTGCTTAACGTCTTCGACAGACATACGCATCTGCTCTCCCTCGTGCTCGATTATCAATCCACCCTCTCGAATTGCATCTTTCAACTCATAGTCTCTGACAGAGACAAACTTACCCAGCCACAGTTTCTTAACTTGCTTACGTTTCATTTCACTCTCCTTCTGTTCATAACATTATCATTTGTTCGGCTCTTACATTCCAACGAGCTGGCGTTTGCATAGCGTCCCATCGATCTGCCATAGCTCTAGCTGTATTCTGAGGTCTATTGTGATTTTGAGCCACATCAGTGCTATCCACACTGGCAAAAGGCCATTGCATACCTGACAGTTGCATCCCTCTGAGCATATGCAAATAAGGTATTCTTTTAAATGTTAAGGCTACCTGATTGAAAGCCTCATCCATTCTGAAACACCAAGGGGTAGACAATACTTTTGCATACTCAGCAGTTGATCCTATGCAAACTCGATCCCAAGTTTCACATAATGAAAGCAACCTGTTTAATGGTTCATCCATGTGCCAGACTGGGGCTCCACGTTGTCCATGAGGCCACTCTCTTATCAATGCATCTTGCTCTTGGCTTCCTGAATCAATGACATCAGGTATGACTGCCCATGTAGTCGGATAGTCTAGCCACTTGTCTGTCCACTCGTAGTATTTGTCCCAGTCAGTTTCTTTTCCAGATTTCCATTTACTGAACGCTCCATTATCTAACATGACAGACTGCCCAATATCATGACACCGTTTTACATCGTCTGGCCTCATATGGCTGACACAAAAGTGCCTACCCGATAAGGTAAGCAATTCTGCAATAGGTGAAATTGGTGTGCCATGATAATGAATCACTTTAGTTTCCACCAAATAGCTACAGCTGCAATCATCTTTGCAATTGTCATTAGCAAGAAACCTAAAGGGCTAAAGAAGCCAAGAATTAATAGAAATACAGCACTATCAATTGGAGTTCCTATAGCTGAAGATAAAAGTATTCTTTGCCCAAGTGGTTTTTTGGTATAAGTGTAAACCGCCCAATCCACTATTTCTGAAATAAAGAAAGCAACAACTGAAGCGATAGCAATAAACGGATCAGCCATAAAGTAACTAAGGATTGCACCTACAGCCATTGCTCCTAAAACTCTGTGACCTATTTCTCTTTGAGCAAAATCTCGAAGAATAAAAATAGCTCCAACAACTAGAGACATGGGTGGAAACATTTCCCCTAAAAGTGGGATCGGTGCTATGAAAACAAACCCTATGTTCACAAGTACGATTGATAATATGTAACCGATTGTAAATTTATATTTAAACATTATTATTCCTTTCATTCATGTAAAATGGGGCAGACTTGCCACCCCATCATAAAACAGAACTACTTCTTCCAAGGTGGTGTTGATGATGCCTCATTAGACACACCAGACGGAGCAGCTTGTGCTGAAGCTCCAGCACTTACAGCCTCATAGCCTTTGGCATTGTTGGATGCCTCGTAGCCATTGTTTGCAGGTGTCACAGCCATCTTAACCATGAGTGGCTTGTCACAGAGCTCTGCACTGTCTTTTGGGCTGTTGACATTAATGGCTCGACAGATCTGAGATAGTGCTTGCTGTGCTATCTGTACGACTACATCTTTGTCATGCTTGAGGTTCAAATACTCAAAGACATTTCTACCTGTATGGTCACCATCAATCACTTCGATTGATAGCTTGAGGTATGATCCAGTCTCTGCCTTGTTCATTGCCTCGACAGCCTCAGTGATTACACATTTGTACCACCCTGCTGGCATTGGTTGAAAGGTTGATGATGGCTCTACTTCGAGAGCATTAAATCCATTTAAGTCCATTTTATTTCTCCTTCTGGTTTGGTAAAAATTGTGCGAAAGGGTTGCCACCCTCAAATGTGAATGGCAGTGGCTCGCTAATATTAAAGCGATTCTTGGTGACGCTCGATGCCTGTGGGAAACACAGGATCTCACGCTCTCCAGTTGAGATGGCACGTTTCTTATCTCCATCTCCTCTGGTAAAGGTCTTCAGTCTAATAAGGCAAACAGCGTCACTGTTGTCTGTGTAGTGGGGTATAGACTTCTTGTGCATACGAACACAGTAACGATTGTAGGGGTCCATGTCTGGCAGAGTTAATGTCTCTGTGTCGGCATGACCTATGAACACAACATTCATGTTCATTTCGTAGGCTAGGCTTCCAGCCCAACTTCTGACAAGAGAATGCCGTTCAGCTGCCTGACTAAAACCAGAACCAAATCCTCCACCAGCAGTGCTGATGGACTTAGCCTTGGGATCTTGCTCAACTATCTCTGACTCAATAATTGATGCGAGCTGAGTAATTGAATCGATCACCAGAGTTTTGTGATCGTGCTTCTCTGTTCCAAGAGCCTCAATAGCGTCTAGGACGTCCTGACTGGAAGTTGCTACTGGAAACAGGCTGACGTTGTCATTGCCTACCAGAGAGGCTGTACCGTCTTCTGTTCTTATGAAAACAGGCGAAGGGAACAGACTAGCTAGGGAAGTCTTCCCGAGACCGCCCTCCCCAAAGATTGTCATTATGACTGGTCGTTGCTTGTCTGGCTTCGACAGTGATTTAAGATTTATAGCCATTACCAATCCTTCCCAAATACGAGTGCGAACACTTCATTTAAAATTTCATCCATACTTCTCTCCATTTTCTTCTCCTTTTTCAGTTGTGGTAAAATAGTAGTGGGGCTCAAAGAGCCTCCACCTTGATTCCAATTTTGCCTTGCTTCATTTCAAAAGCCTTGGCTACCTTTGCCCAGAGCCTTGGCTCTTTGTCAGCAAGATATCTACAGCCAGACGAATCAGCAGAGACACTGACTTTAACTGGGTGCATATTCTCTGGAATTTTGTCCTTAACTTTATCCCAAACTATCGCATCAACTTTGCGAGACACAGGCTGTGTTAAGGTTACCTTGTGTGCTTCTAGCTTGTGGGAGATCGAGCCTTCACCCTTTGATTCTAACGCTGTGGTGATCTGCTCTTCTATTGCATGACGCCTTGCAATAATGTCTTTTTCTAACGCCTTTACTTCTAGCCATTCGGAGGCAAGTCCATCGATATTGCTCATCGCAATTCCTTCCTTTTTCTCTTTTTCTACTTCTCTCTACAAAAATCGGTTTACAGAAAGATTTGCAGTCTGTAAAGATGTTTTTACACATTTTAAAAAAAAGGAACGAAAATGACTGAATTAATACCAATCGATGACATACGTCATGCGTTGCAGGATCGGAGGATTACAGTCGTTGCTGAGAAGTGTGGGCTGTCCCACCCTACTGTAAAAGGAGTGGCATTAGGCAACGAGCAAATCAGCCTGACAACTTGGAAGAAACTGAGTGAATATCTGAGGGAGCAAGAATGAAATTCCCAGTCCAAGACTACTGCTCCAAGCTGGGCTGGTTCTTAGTTTCAATACCACCAGGAACTAAAGGTCCAACTAAGTTTGGCTGGCAGAAACCTGAGAGAGCATTGTCAGATCCAGAGCAAGCTAGGCTCTACTATGAAGAGAACCCAAATCACAATGTGGGTCTACTGCATGGTGCGTCTGGAACAGCTGCTATAGACATCGATCATGTAGAAAATACTCAACTGATTTTTGAATCTCTTGGCATCGACTTCTCAGAACTGATGCAGTCAGCTCCACAAATTATTGGCAGAGAAAATCGTGGCAAGCTGATCTTTAAGGCTCCACCTGATCTCATCACACATAAGATATCGTGGCCTACCAAAGAAGATGTACGCAAAAGTGAAGTCGTGTTTGAGCTCAGAGCAGGTGCAGTCCAAGATTGCCTCCCACCAAGCATCCATCCAGACACAGGTAGACCTTACACTTGGGCAGGTCGATCTATCTTTGATGGTCTTCCAGAGCTACCTCCACAACTCCTGACACTCTGGAGAGAGTGGGATAAGATCTTGCCACAAATGAGAGAGGTCTGTCCTTGGAAAAGAGAGCCTGACTTCCAGCCACCTCGTAAGCAAAGACCAAAGGGTGACAGTACATCAGTCATAGATGCCTTCAATGAGGCTCACGATATGCACAGTCTACTGATCGAGTATGGCTAT